ATAATCAATCAACACATTCATTGCTCTTACATATTTCATATTGCCTATAACATCTTCAGGATGCATCCAATAACCATTTGGATTTAAATCATCTTGTGGGTTGGCTTTCCACTTATCCAAGTCAGACTGGAGATAATTGCGACTTTCAATCAGAGTGGCTCTGGTGATACCATCGGCGACCTCAAATGGAATAACCAGTCCCCCAGATGCATGGAGATGTTCATTTTCAGTTTTAACCAATTTATTTTTTGCCATATCAACACCAAGTACGATGAGTTTCGGCAACCCATTCCATACCATCATATTCCTCAATGGTAAATACTACATCGTCGGGAATGTGTGCAATCTGTAAATCTGAGGCGAAGCCATTTGCAGCGTTACCAAGTTCTTCAACAACTTGTACCAAAACTGCATCAGTACGATCACCACTTAGGTCATAGTAACTGAAGTAGTGTTCATCATCTTTGATTCCATCAACATAAAATGTAGCACCAGTGATATCACTGTCAGTTTCTTCCATAACCAAGTTGATACCTTTCAACTCAGCATATCGCATAATTGCTTGATCGCTTAGACCAAACCCACCATAACAACGATTGATTACAACTTTCATGCTTTCACCTTTAAATAATGACGAATTAATTTATCTTTGACCATGTCGGGAATTGACAAGTATGGTTCTTCTAATGCAAAGGGGCAACATTTATATCCCCAAGTATTAGTTTCAACAAAATTCTTAAAAATCGCAACATGCTGTTTATTGTTTGCATCAAAATAATCTTTTGAAGTAAACACAGAATTTAGAACCATCTTTTTCTCCATTAACATTCTATAAAACTATTATACCGCAGTTTTGAATTTCTAGCAAGTCAGATGCAACTATTTTATTTGCGAAGAATCATCCGCATTATCTTTGTCTTGGCGGAGTTCGACAAAAACTGGGAGGAATAAACTTTCGTCACCAGCCTTATTTTTAATCCTAGCGTTGTATTTAACAGCAACAATTTTGCCGACCAGATCTTGGTGCTTATAATTCTTGCGATGCTCATCATTGAACCCACTTCCCACATTAACTTTGACAATACCATCGGCAGACTCGCAAATAATTGCACCTAGCCACTCAGGTTTCTTTTTATGTGGTTCAGTGTCCACAATCTTTAAATCGCATTCTTCTTCACCTTTGAATTTGATTTGATGTTTTGCTCGTTTGTCTTCCCAGATACCCGAACCATCCTTAAGAATCAAACCCTCAAGCCCTTGCGCAAGATACTTTTCAAAAATTTCTGTTGCCTGTTCTAAGTTCTCAACAACATCGCTTGTTACTATCCAAACTTTACGTTCGGTAAATGGAGCAGCATCGAGAATTGTTTTCAACTTAGAAAATCTGCGAGAGTAAGGCATGTCGCAGTAGCAGTCCTCAAATAACACATAGGGAATAGCATCCCATACTGTAGCATGAACCATTTCTGCTTCCCACTTTGAAATTGTTCCCTTAACAGCTTTATTTAAAATTCCATTACCTGTTTGTCGATCTAAAAATTGATACGAATCGGGATCCATTACCATCAACTCACCATCAAACACCATGTCTGAATCGGCGGCAAGAGTAACGAACTGTTCTTTCAAATTCGTTTCTAAAAATATTTCCTTACCATTACGACTACGGAATTCGCAGGTTCCATTTTTAACGATGGCATTAAACCTCATTCCATCCATTTTTAGTTGAGCATAGGCAGGAAACTTAATCTTATCAACCAGCTTTTGATCGTAGGCAGAACACAACATGACAGGATACTCACGAATAAGTCCTGGCCAAATTGCATTGGCAGTTGAAATTGAGACGCCACACTTTAAATCTTTCTTGATGATACGCTCAAAAACCTTTGCGTCGTCAGCCGACAAGTTCGACAACGTATCTGATAGATGTTGAATCGCAGCGTTACCAGTTACTAACCTGTTACACAGTGGGTATAGTTCTTTGATTGATTCGGTAAGTGTTTTCTTGCCTGTTGGTGTATAGGCAGGAATTTTGCGTTGATAGAAATTGGTGAAAGGATCAAGCGCCAGACTGATAACAGTGCGCAGGGTTGCATCATTAACATTGCTCTGCAACTCAGCAATTTTAAAATTTCGGGAATTATCAGATGCCAGTCTATTGAAAAATTCATTCAAATTCATGTTTAACCTTCTTGATTCGTTTATATAATTTCTTACTAATAACAACTCGCATTTTGTACTTAGGTGTGCGTAGATCTTTAGCAACTGGGTTCTTTCGCTTCGTCACCTTTATCTTTTCCAGTTTTATAGTTACCTTCATCATAATTTCCCATAATCGTTTTTTCTGCCGCAGTACACATAATTTCGTGTAATGTAATTTTTATGTTTAGTGGAATAGAGATACCAAGTTCTAACATTTTAGCATCCCAATATCCAACAGAATCAGCGCATATAAATTCTACCCTTGAAAGAAAATCTTCTCTAACATTGGGCATTTCTATTCCAGCAATTCTCATTATCCTCTCCGCATTCTTGAAATATCTACTGCCTCTTCATCGGAAAATATCGGAACAGCATTTGACTTGTGCATTGTACCAATACCTTTAACCTTGTTACCAGTATAAACTGGGCTGTCTTTCTTAGTAGGTTGACCCGAGGTAGAGGAAAGACTCGGATGATTAGGTGTCTCCCGACAAGCAGGTATTCCGAGTGAGTACGATTCGCCGAGCTGTCGAGTCTTTTTGGGCACAACAGTCTTTGCGCTGTACTGCTTTAGCAGTTCGTTCCAAGAATTAGACAACTCCCGTTGCTTTGCCGTAGGCTTGCGTTTCTTGGAACTCTGCGATGCTGTATATATGATAAACATAGGATCTCTCTTTCAAGTCGATAATAGTATTATACTCCAGTATTGAATTAAAGTAAAGCACTATTTTCAATGAAAAACCCCTGAAAAATCAGGGGTTTGCGGATACAAGACCACTTATTTGCTTGTTGCCCTATAAGTTCCATCCCATTCAGCGGGAAGCCCTTCTTCCATGCGCTCTAACATCAACTCATAGTAATTCTTAACATCAGTTTCACTATCAATCAATTCCTTACAAATTTTCTTGGCTCTTGTCCAATCACCACGATAGTATGCTTGCAGGTACATATCGTGTTTATAATTTATTGTCTTACCAAAAGTATTTATCTTTATTCCTTTGGTTTTACATTTTACTGCAATGTTATCCAGTTCAATAACATCATATTCATCTTTAACTTGTTTAGCAGTTTCTGGTCCCAGAATAATTCTAACGCCATAAGATTTACTTTGACCCTCTAATCGAGAAGCCAAGTTAACAGAGTCCCCAAGACAAGTATAATCGAAACGCTGATTGCTCCCCATATTACCAACGACAACAACGCCACTATTGATCCCAAGCCCCATCCCAAAAGCAGGAACGCCTTCCCCAACAACCTCAGCATTAAATGCATCTAAACTCTCCATCATTTCCAGTGCAGTTTTTAAAGCCATCTTAGCATGATTCGGTTCATCCAGCGGCGCATTCCAGAATGCCATTTGAGCATCACCGATGTACTTATCTAGTGTTCCGTTGTTCTCAATAATCTTAGCAGTCATCGCTGTCATGTAGCGATTCATAATCTTGGTTAGACCTTGTACGTCTTTCCCATAGTGTTCGGAAATTGAAGTAAATCCTCGAACATCCGTGAACATAATCGACAACTCACGGGATTCACCACCGAGTTGAAGTAACTCTGGGTTTCGTTGTAACTTTTCAACCAACGCTGGGGATAGGTAAGTGCCAAATTGTTTTTTAATCTGGAGCTTCTGTCTGAGTTCGACAAGGAATTTAACGATGTATGCATGGAAAGAGCAAACTGTAATGGTAATAATGGGGAAGACAGCATCGAGTAAATGATGGTTGCTGCTAAACCAGTATATGCCTGCGAAATAAGTGCTGAATCCAAGTAGGATTGCGAATATGTAGCCATGAGTAAATCTTGCTAGAAGAATTGATAGGATTACTGCGACCACCATTAAAAGAATTTCAGCACCATTTGCCCACCATGGGCGACTGATGTTAGACCCACTTACAATAGTGTCTAGTAGCGCAGCCTGAAGATGATGAGGATATGTTGCTCCTGCGGAAGTTGCGACAGGATTGTTGAGACCTTTGGCGGTAAGACCGACGATGACGATTCCACCGTTGAAGTCTTTTGGTAAGTTGGCAGCTGAGTGCTCAACTGGTTTACTTGCCCAGTCAACCCAAATTCTACCGATTTCGTCTGTTGTGATTTTTCCAAATTTCGGAATGCGGACTGCATCAATTCCGTTTTCGTTAACTCTGACTTGGAAACTGGTGTCTCCACTGGCAACTCGCAATGTTTCAAGACCGATTGACGGATACAACTTGCCTTGGCTGTTGACAACCATTGGTATTCGTCTGGTGACGCCATCGATTTCTGGCAGAGTATTAACGACCCCAATACCAGCAGCAGTTTCATTGAGAGATTTAATGTTTGGTTCAATTGCTTCATATTTAATTCCTGTTGATTCACTGTCGCCTCCGATCACAGAAACTCCTGGACGGAATGCTGTTACGGATTCTGTTATTTGGCTGTTGGTAGCCACATGAGGTAATACTACGGGGAACTGTTTAAGTGTTTTTGCTAACTGATCATCTTGACCAAAGCGATCAGCATCAGGCATATAGATGTTAAAAACAACAAGACCTGCATTCCTAGAATACAAATCAGATATGATCTTAGCGTACTCACTTCTCGGGAAAGGGAATTGCCCTTTTTTTCGAATAAACTCATCGTCGATATTCACCACATGTACCTGTTCTGATACAGTGGGCTCCTTGCTAGTTATTAGTTGATCGAAATAACGAAGTCTGACCGATTCAACAAACGATGGGTCAGCAATTCGAATTGCTATCAATAATGCCAGCGTTATCAGAGCCAGCCATGGTGAAAGAAGTTTCTTCATGGTACCAATAGAAGTAATGCCTGTGCAGCTGCAGCAATCCAACGACAAGCAATTTCATCATTGGCTAGTTCTTGTTGTGCCTTAACATCGGCAACTTCACTCAAGAGAAAACTATATTCTTCTTGATTGAGTTCTCCACTTTCATATTGTTGGCGGATAACCAATAATTCATTGGCCAGTCTACCAGATGGACCTGCGAAACCTGCTTGTTCTCTAAGTTGTTCTAAAATCATCTTCCTCTCCAGGCATCAGCGATAACATCAATTCTTGTTTTATTTACAGTTAAAATTGATTGACAAAAGGTTTTGTTTTTAGATTCGTGTGCTTTGTTAAGAGCTTCCTCTAACTTAACAACAGAATCAGCTTGTGGATCGTTTCTTAAATTTGTATAAACTTTCAATAATTCTACTTTAGACTGAATGTCTTTCCAGTTCTTGTCATCACAATTTAATTTACCAACTGCTACCTTAACTTCAACCAGCTGCCCAAACATAACTGGGTCATGTGGTTGTGGTAAAATAAGTGAACATGCACTTAGAAATAAAATCGGAAGAAGGAGAAGTGTTTTCATCAGCTACAAACCCTAACACGTTGATAAACATGATACTGCGGGATATATCTTTGCGACCAATAACACCTTGGCGGTACAACGTAATATGGACGTGGCGCCACATAAACTGGAGCCTGATAGTATACTGGTTGGGGCTGATAGTAAGTATATTGTGGCTGAGCACAACCTGTTAACAACAATGCCACTGCAGATATTGCTAAAACTCTTTTCATTTTTCACTCCCTTGTTATCTTCCTTGGGTTACTGATATAGCAGCACATCCTCCAGCAGTTGCGCAATTGAAATTGATGGAGTAGTATTGTTGCGTTGACCCAGACTGTATTGTATTTATTGATACTGGATTGCCCGAAAGTGTGATGCTAGCCATATGATTTGCTGAACCTTCTTGTAGTGTGGTAACTGACTTATTACCACCAGATAGTGAGATATCCAAATAATGACTTCCAGATCCAGTTTGTGTTGCATTTATAATATTTGCATTTTGCGTTTCTGAGATAAAAATATTCTTACTACCACCAGAACTTTGTTGTAGTA